GCACCATCTGAAAATTTATATTGTGTACATGTTACATGGCGTTCTTATAAGAACGCCATGTAACATGTACACAATATAAATTTTCAGATGGTGCTGGCCTATTACTAGAACCCATAAATCTATTAGCTAGATTATCTGACCATCTAATACCTCCTTCATTACTTGGACTTAACTTGCTAGTACCAGATGTATTACCATTATTACTAACCATATTTAACATTTTGTCCAAATCTTTCTCATCTAACATATCCCGCAATCTATCATATAGTGCGTTTGGAGCCATATAAAACGTTCTCTTAAACCAGTTCTTCTGATCTATAAAATCAGTCGTACCATCTATATCAAAATCACAATCTCTTGGATCTATTCTTTCAACAGTAGCTTGCCCATTTAAAGTACCAACATAATATATCTCCATTCTGGCTATCAATGAATCAAACCATCCTTTTAAAAATTCATAAGATATATTTAATCTTTCTTTATAATAACTAAGCAAATGTTGTGCCGTTTCTTCTGCAGTAGTCTTATAATCACGTCTCATGTACTTCTGAACATCTTGAAGAGTAACCGGATATTCCTCATTTCCCTTCATCATTTCGTTGAGTACTTGAATCATTTGAGCCTTATACTCTTCTTGAATAGTAGAAACGACATCATAGTTTGTTTGAATAGCTCTATATCTGTCTGGTTTCTTAGATTCTTCACCAACCATCAAGTCTACTTTAGACCTAATCTGATTAAATATCTGCATAGTTGCTGGGAATGTATCCCCAACATCATATGGATCTGTAACATATTTGAAATCAGCTTTATCAAATTCAGAATCATATAATCCATAAGCTATATTCATTCTCTCATATCTACTACGAGTAGAATCTTCTCCTCCTACACCAACTCTGTTGATGTAATAATCTATGCAATCTCGTTGCCAATCTTCACCCTTTCTTTTTAATGGTAATTTTTGGTTTGGTATTGCTGTACTATTTAATGCCATAGTTTGGTATTTTGTTTAAAAATAATGGTTTTTTAAATAAATATAAATCCATTTTATCTTCGTCTGTTATTTGTTTAACTTTAACATGTTGTATTTCTATATCATACATTAATGTTAAACCAAACGAAATTATGCGGTCAAAGTTACCATGTTTAGGATTATAAGCAATCATTTCTTCAAGTAATGGCTCTGACAATATTTTTGTAAGATTTTTCTTACCTGGTTCATATTCTGTATTAAGCCAGTCTCGTATCATGGTCTCTAACCATTGTTTTAACTTTTCTGGCATATGGACTCCTTTTCCCCTACTTACATTAGAATCCTTTATAATATCTTTTATTTTTGTTGGTGTATCAGCAAGTAAATAATCACAATGCTTATTTATGAAATATGTACAAAGACCTTGTTTTTCATTTTCATATAGTAGAGTTGCCCCATAATACATAAGTAACATACGAACTATTTCATAAAAGTCATTTGCTTTATCTGGTCTACCTGTATATTCTGCTACTATTGTGTCATACCAAGACTCAAATCCCTGAACCCTTTTATATATAAATACAGATCCCAACGAATCGGTATTTGAGGTATCATGATCGTAGGGATCACAGTTATGGCCTGTACAGTACTGACAGATAAAACTATGCGTTTCACAATCAAAATTATATACAATTCCTGTATATGCAGATTTTTCTATAGTTTTTATTTTAATATAAATATACTTTCCATCTTCAGATATTTGACACGCTTTATTTTTAACACCCTTAGATATAAGTTTAATATCTTTCGCTTTTCTTAATTTTCTGCTACTGAAATCATCATTGTATAAATCACCTAGTTTTTTAGTTTCGCTCTGATTTAATTTTATACTATAACTATCTTTTGTATTTCCTATTTTTCCATTAATATTATAAGTTCCAGCTTTACTTGATTTATTAATAGAACTAACGATGTTTAGTGAAAATAGTATATCTTGAATATCATTGAGTAACGTTCTATTAATACTCTTAAATGAAGTAATTGTATAATTTTTATCCTTATATATACTTCCGTCAGAATCTAAATATCCTAATATCAAATGTTTTTTTAAATTATCTGGTATAAATTTAACCCATTCCGATATAAACTTTCCATCTGCGTATTTACCAAAATTATCCTCTAAGAATAAATAAAGTTGTTTAGATTCAAATTTATGGGTATTACTTCCATTCTGTAGTTTAAGATTAGGTTTTCTTTTAAATAATATTGTAACTATCTTTTTATATTTATCTATGTATTCTATCTCGTCTCCAAAAGAATTATAAATAGTATAATTTCGACCTTGTTGATTATTAAATCCATCTCCTAACCAATGTCCAACAAACCACCAAAAATCCTCCTTTTCTAAAGGATTATCTATTTTTGGAGTATTTGGTTGAATATAGTTATTCCATATTTGCAGATCTACCCCTTTATTTTTATTATATATATTGGGATATTTTGTCCACATTCCTTCTTTTGCTTCTCCAGCTTTCACAAATTCAAAATCAGAACCTGTAGAATTTGCTAAATACAAAGGGTGTTCTTGAGTATAATTAGTTGGCCTACATACATTAGACATGTGTACTTTATAAGTAGGTTCCTCAATTTTATCATATCTCAATAAAGCATTTATACTTACTAATTCTCCTTCTTTATTTACAAGTTTGTCTTCCAGTGTTACATCTTCAACGTTCTTCAAACCTTTATCTGTAACTACTTTTTCACCAGGAGTTAAACAACCGCCTATATATAAACCCCAAGGAGGATTGTCTACAGGATGCTCCCAAATAACAACAGCTCCTTCTTTACTATCGCCAACTTGCAATCTATATTTAGTTAAGTCTTTTAATTTAGGATTTTGTTCAAATTTAACTTTGCCATTTTTATCATAATAAAGAGACCCAACTTGTTTTAATCCTCGTAATGTTTGTGAATTCCTAATAGTAGCTAAGTGATGAATAAGATCTTTCTTAGGAAACATGTTAGTACTTATATTCAGAGTAGCTTCTCCTGGAGTAAGAGGTTGTTCACAAATATGTCTATCTATAGTAGTTCTATCCGACGCATTGGCAATTATTTTTTCTCGTTCTGTTAATATAAAGTCCGCGGATTTCTCAAAATCAGTATTACCATCAGAATCCATAAATTGTTCTGTGTTTGCTGACTGAGGAACAAAGAACCCGCAAGGTCTATCTTGTTCGCCATCATCCCATATATTTTTTATAGGTAAACAGTTATAAGCTTCCGGTTCATAAAATAAATCTTTTAGACCTGTATAGTCAGCCTCGGTAGTTCCACCAGTTCCATAACTTATCATTAAACCAAAAGCATTACCATCTTGTTCAACAGATGGTCTAGCTACTTGCCAAGCTGTTTTTAAGTTTGGAAACTTACCAGCTTCTTCAAATAATATTAATTTACCACGTTTACCACGAGCCTTTTGAGGATCGTTCTTTAAACTGATACCTATTATTTCAGACTTATAACCTTGTTCTACAGGAACACCATTTATATTCTCTATAAAAGATGCTCTTTTATGAGTAGAACTATTTTTAACTTGTCTCTTTTTATACCAAGCTGTATTATTATCTATAAAGTCCATCATATCCCAGGCCTTAGATAACAATCCATCTTTGGTTAAAAACTCTGTTTCCGATGCAATTGCATAAGATACTGAATCCCTAAACATATAAAAGTTCCTAGCTAACATAGAACCACCTTTAAAAGAATAACCTTTTCCCCTAGCTTTAATAACAGCTAAATGTCTACCATTTACTTCTGCTAATTCTACAGAATCATAGTATGCTCTATCATAATCCCAAAATAACGGAAAGGACTCAACACGTTCTTTCTTGTGTTTAGTCAATCCATTACGCATTTTAATAGATACGTCCTTTACAACTATTATTCTACTATAATTTAAATAAAAATAGAAATAACCAGTTATATAGTCACCATCGTCTGCTGTGTAACCATACTGGCATCTCTCCATTTCTTCTGACCAATAGCGAATATATTCGCTAGTGCCAGGAGGCGCAAATGTATAAACCCCATGCTTCTCAAAGAAGATGGCCGGTTTCCTAAACTTGTCTGAATTAACTGTTTTCTTTAATGGTAGATCAAACATTATCTCTCAAATAATCCTACTCCTGTGCCTCCCCTAATTGAACCACGTTCTGTTTGCTCCTTCTCTACTTTATCTTTCATTGTTTCTAATGACGATACTATATCTCCTATACTTTTCATAGCAGAGGATACATCTTTTAATGTATAAATAGGTTTACCATCAGCATCTACTAATTTAAAATCTACACCATTATAATAATCTGTCATTTTGTCACAAGTATCTAGGGCAGCTTGTAACAATCTTGAAATTGGAGAAGTTTGCAGTTCTTTATATTTCCTTACAGCATCTAATATGAATTCATCTGGAACCCAATCAGCTATCCTAATATAATCTTTTATAATCTTCGCTTCTCTTTCAGTAGAAGGATACGCCATATAAGGCGATCTAAAATCATAAAGAAATACTATATAAGATATCTCTTTTGCTGCTTTTTCTTTTAATTTTGATTTATCACGATCCCATAATACTTTAAACTCAGGGAGCCAAAGCATTGTTGGATTCATTACTACTTTACCATCTATTATGTCGAATAAGTGCATGTTGTGTTTTATATATTATATACTTTGTTTTAAAACTAAGCCTTTGTGATATATATCATCTATATATCTCATTCTCTTACCAGCAAATTTATGTTTCAAAACTGATTTAAATTCTTCTTCATCGTTAATAGGAAAACCATACTCCGCAACAATATCTTTAAATGTTTCCCAATGTCTATAAATATATGAGAATTTGCGAGAACGGTCTTTAGACTTCCTTGATTTTAAAACAAATGTACCAAAGTATCTTATACGAATTGCTCGTTCTTCCTCTTCATCTATCATCTTAACTTTGGCAAATTCTAAAGGGTGGTACACTATTCTGCGTATCACCCAGTCTTCTTTCATGGTTAATAAACCAATGGTATGGATTAGTTCATCCTGCCATTTCTGTTTAGTTAATATCATATTATTTTAATCCCAAATATCGTTCTATTTCTTCAGTTGCTTCATCTTCTTTACGAAAATCATAATTATCTTTCTCAGAAAAAGAATATGAAAGTCTATCAATAAGTTTATATTTTAACTTACATATAAAAGATTTTATTGCTTCTAGCATGGTATATTCATACCATCCGTAGAACCTAACGAATATTTTACCACTTCTTGTAATCTTAATTACCTTTACTCTATACTTTTCTGTATAAGAATACTTTGTAAATTTATAGTCTCCGTCAATAGTAGTAACATCATTTGGATGTTCTTTAACTAACTGTATAACATCTCCTTTTTTTAGACTAGGCAAATTCTTTATATCTATTTGAAATACCTTTTTCATATATTTATCCCTAATGCAAGGATTTTCATGTAGCCTTAATATACTAAATACAGCATCATCTATATTATTAAAATATGTATATTCCATATTATTCTATACTTAATTGTTTTAATAACGTTTTAAGTTCTGATTTATTTTTAATAGTAAAATCAGATAATGCATAAGAAGTATAGAATTCAGGATCATCTTCTAATTCAGTTCTATATATATCTATTGTATGTGATTCATAATTAATAGATATGGTTAGCCATCCGTTTTCAAATATATCTGTATTATCAAGAGCATTATGATATATATAAGTAAACCCCAAGGATTCAATATCTTCTTTATCTAGATATTTAACTCTTATCTGAGAACCATCCATTTTAGGATCTTTCATAATAGAATCTACCCAATTTATTTCATAAGGTTTTCTTATCTCACCACTTTTTGCCCATTCAAAGTTAGAATTGCTATCAATCCATTTTTTGTATTCATATTCAAATCCTACATGAAATTCAGAAATATCTGGAACGTAAAATTTATTATCTGTATGCATAATAGGCCATTCATATTTTTCAGTAGGTTCAACTACAGGTGGTGTCAAACCTTTATTTCCTTTCATAAATTTAGTCATTTCTTTCCATTCCTCAAAATTTATCCAATATTTATTTTCCATCATAGTCCATCATTAATTCCCCTATATGTTTTAAATTCTCTATTGTCTCTATATAATATATCCATATTATTCTATTTTACAAAGTAATTCTCCTTGTAAATAATAATAACCTAAATCATCTTCATAACAATGTATACCAGAATCACTAAATACTCCTAAGTATGGTTCGTCGCAAGGTTTATATCTAACGTATATCTTTTCCATATAATAATTT